ACCAAAGTTATTTATCAATAGCCCGACAGGTGACCAGTTAAACAAGTCTTTAATGGCTGACCAATCCTGCGTTAACAGCCGTTTAACCGCCCCGAAAACATTACTGAAATAATTGGTAAGACCATCCCAGGCCGACTTGAGCAGCTCCAGGGGGCTCAAACCAAAGACTTCATGAAGGGTTGAACTGAAACCCTTAACAATCGACACCGAGCCTTTTATGACGGACGCCAACACTCTAAATGGGAGCATGGCCAACTGAATCGCTGGGCCAATAATGGAAGATAGAACTCGCCCAAATTTTTCACCTGCATCACCAACCTGATTCAAGGACTCCGCACCCATTTCGACAGGTGTTAACAACTGAGAAAACCACTTGGCGGCCGAGCCAATCGCAGAGCCGACCAGCTTGAATAGCGCGATTACTGGCTTCAATACGGGCTTCACAAACTCAAAAGCGGTTTTTAGTAACTCAGGAATAAAGCCTAGCGATTCGATTACAGGGGAAAGTCCATCTCGCATACCTCTGCCAACCCCTTTGAAGAACGCGACAAGAGGCTGCCAGTACTTTCTGATAGTGAGTGCTGCAACAGCAATACCAGCGATTCCAGCCGCCACCCACCCAAATGGAGTTGCCAGCAAAGCTGCGCCAACACCCTTGAGCGCCCCAAGCAAAATAGGCACCGACTTTATCGCCACCATGGTGAGTGCATAGCCTACGTTCATAATGGCGGCCGCAAAGCTAATAAGCGGCATCACGATAGGCCCTGCAATGAACGCAGCCAACACGCCAAGCACGGTATTAAACATGCCGAAATTATCCACGGCCGAACCCGCTAGGTTGATCACAGGCTCTAACGAAGTCATTAGGTTGCCAAAACCCTCTCGAATACTGGCAAGGTGACCTGGTAGGTTTGCGGCAAAGTTCTCCGCCCAAGCCTGTATAGCTGGCTGGTGCTTGGTCACAAACTCGGTCATCTGGTCAATCCAACCGGCAAATACTGGCATCAGCGCCATGCCTACCGTGTTGCGCACGCCAGTTAGTGACGCTCGCATATCGCCAAGCTTATCTGTGAACACCTCAGTTTCGCGCGCCGCCTCTTCAGACATCACATGGCCAAGCTCGCGTGCACGGCCGTACATTTCCTCTAGGCCGTGACTACCCTCGCGCAGCATATTGACCATGGCCACGCCTTCACGGCCAAACAGGGCGTAAGCCAAACGCACGCGGTCAGCGTGGTTTTCGACATTACCAAAGGCGTCAGCGATGATACCCAGGGCCTCATCAGGGCTTTTACGCTTTAACCCCTCAGCGCTTAACCCCAATTCATCCAGGGCACTGACAGCTTCGCCTGAACCCTCGGCAGCATCCGCCACCCGGCGCACCATGCGCTCAAGTGAATTATCAAATGCACTCACACCAATACCGGCGCGACCAGCTGCGTACTGCATCTCCTGCAGCTGCTCAACACCGACACCAATCTTATCGGCCGTCTTGGCGATGTTATCCCCAAGGCTTGCGGTCATCATGGTTATGCCGGTGATAGCCCCCACACCGATTGCACCAATCGTAACCAAGCGGCGGCCAACGCGCGCCACCCCGTTGTAAAGCTCCCGTGTTGCCTTGCCTGCACGGTTAAGACTGGTTACCAGCCGGTCAAACCCAACACGACGGCCAATGTTTTCCGCCTGACGACGAAAAGCCCCAAGACGACTTTGCACGCGGCGCACCGGACCGCTAACCTGATCAACAGCTCGCAGCAGTACCGATAACACCATGTTGTCGCTTGAGGCCATCCTAGTTCTCCGTAATGTTGTTGGCTTTCTTAAACCGTACAAGGGCGCGTTCGCGCCACTTGCTTATCTGGGTAACCCGCATGGGCGTCAGCACAGCGGGTTCCCAGTGAAAAATGAATGCGATATCCGCAATCCACTCTTCTACAGTGCCCCAGCTCGGGAGTCTGGCAAAAAATACTGCAGCACCTGACCAAGGCGAGTCAGATCCCGCGAACGCAATGTTTTGACTTCCTCAGGGCCAAGCCCCACACATTCACCCAGCACGCGAAAACTGGTCTCAGCTGCAGCCTTGGCGCTGCCAGCCTTGCTCATCATCTCCACATGCTTACCCGTTGGCTCCTCAAATGTGAGTTCAGTGATTTCCTCACCGCCCGCTTTAATTGGGCGTATCAGCTCAATCACCACCACATCCACCATGGCGGCCTTCAGGTCGCCCACATCAATGTCGTCGGTACGCGCAATCCGTGCGGTACCTTCAGGTAAAGTCTTTTGCTCAGTCATGCCTTAAATCCCCATCAGCCGACGATCTTCTTCGAGCTGGTCGACGCCATTAATAATGCGCTTCACCCCCTCGACATCAATCAAGTGAACTTCCTCACCATCAACGGTGAGCTTGTAGTAATGCGCCGCAAAGGTGCCGGTGTAGTTGGCCGTGCTACCCTTGGCCCAGTCGCCCGGATTGTTACCAATGAACTTGCCGCGCAGCTCGGCGGTGGCACCAATCTTCTCGCCTGTATGCGAGACCAGGACGCCACGCACCTTCACCTGAATGTCACGCTTACCCAGCAGCTTCTGCACTTCCTTAGGGAAGGTTAGGAACTGGAAGGTCGCGCGCATTGGCTCCATGCCCATGTCCATCTCAATGGAGCCGTCCATGCCGCCACCGCGCATGGCTTCAACAATCAGTTGAATGTCCGGCAGGGTGACCTGGTTGGTTTGGCCAACGTAGTTGCGGCCATCTACGAACAAGGCCGCGTCACGTAAAATATCCTTCAGCATCACAGGATCTCCTCAAGGTAGTCATCCACCATTCGGCTACGGAAGGTAATGCGCTCCGCAACGCCGTAAGGCGAAAAGTCAAAGTCAAATACCGCACGACCCGCTTTCATGTCGTCCGACGTATTCAGATCAGGGTTTACCCAGCAGGTACCACCGGCAATGCGACCCTCGGCCGTCATACGGTCCAGGAACGCCTGCACACCGCTTTGTACGTCTTCGTAGTAAGTCGATGTCAGGTTGCGGTCGATAGCCCACAGGTGCGCCTCTAGCAGCGAATCATTAATGATGTCCGCAATGCGCACGTGATTGATGAACGCCCATTTCGCATCTTCACTGGTGCTACGGTTACCCCACAGGCGATAACCGTCCTCACGAATGGTTGTTGCGATCTCCTCGCTATTGAGGTAGTTGGCGCGACAAGCTGCATCCCCCAGCGTGAAGTCAATCTCACGGCCAAGACCGATAATGCCTTGAACAGGCTTGTTCGATGGCGAGGTGTGCCAGCCGTTTTGGTTGTCATTCCACGCGAACGTGGCCGCAACCTTGGCGCTCGATGGCCGCACTACCGGGCCGTTCACTTCGCTATCCCAGAATTGATACCAAGGATCGTGCAGGTACACCCGCTTATTGCCAAAGTCATCACGTGCGGCCTTGGCGTCCTCATCATTGGTGTTGGGGCCATCGGCAATCACAATGCCGCGCACTCGACCAGCGACAGTTTCAAGCGCAGCTGCAACAGGGTTCTTCAGAAACTCACCGGCGTTCTGAGTGTCCTCAGGGCGCTGATGGGTAAAGCCTGGTGCAATCAAAATTCGCGGCGCAAAGCCAAACTTAGACTTAGACGCCAGCAGCGCCTGCGCACCCAGGTATTTGCCGGTTGCACTATCAACACCACCCACCAGATTGCTCATGGTCTCGGCTGTGTCCTGACCTTCCTCAACGCGCACCACAACAACGAACGCGCTTACTACCTCAAGCACATCTTTAGTGGCCAGCGGCAAGGTGCCAGAGTCGCCCAGTTTGGCGGCCTTGGTTAAGCTGCCGATAATTAGCACCGGCTCGTTCAGCGGAAACTCCGCCTCATCAGCTTCAGGCGCGGTACCTACAATACCGATGACAGACGTCGACGCCGTCGAAATGGGGCGACTTCCATCATCAATCGTGACCACCTCGGGTCCGTGCAAAAAGTCAGTCATGACTTATTACCTCCAGATTTTTTAGCGGCCGACTTTGCGGGTGCAGCCTTCGGTTTTGGCTCCTCCAGGTGAGTGCCGAGCAAATGCACAGCTTGACGCGGGTGCATGCTGACCGGACTATCTGGAGTTCGAATTTTCCCTTCAAATGGAAAGGCACGTTTTACCGTGTACAGCTGGCGAGTGGTTGCCATAAGACCTCCGTTAATTAACCTTGTATGTGCCTGCGCTGGAGCCACCAGTTACCTGCACTTCTGCGTTCGATGTGATTTCATCAATCACGGCCGACGCAATCGCATCAGCCATCTTTTCAACCCACGAGTGCTCGCCTGAAGCCTTTGCTCCCTGGGATTCCATGGCCGATACAATGCGGCCTTTTAAGCCTGATTGACTGAGCGCCATTATTTACCTGCCTTAACAGTGCTGGAGCCGTCACCATGCGGGGTGCCGGTAAAGTGGCAAATGTGCGCAGTGGTCACGCATGGGCTACCGCCGTTCATGGCGATGCTTTTCCCGTTCACTATCACATCACCCTCAGCATCCACATTGGCATTGCCTTTCACCGTCGCGGACAAGTTTCCGTCGACAGCGATATCCACATCACCTACAACCTCCA